CCGTGCCACGAGTACATTAGGCCAGACCATCGGACCAAGGAAGTGTTTGCGTATAGTGAGATGTTGATGATTACGCACCACCCCGACGAGACAAAGTCACGGGGTCAGTACTTAGACCTGCTGGAGATGTCTGTTAAAGAAGACCCAAGCTGCCCACGCAATGCGTTTTATTACGCTAGGGAGTTAACGTACTACCAGCGTTGGAACGAGGCGATTGTGGCACTGCAAAAGTATCTGGCGATGCCAGAGGCGACGTGGAACAACGAGCGTGCATACGCCATGAGGTTGATCGGTAACTGCTACGACAACCTTGGACACGACGGCATCGGTTGGTACCGTAGGGCAGTCTCAGAAGACGCGGGCGTGCGTGAGACGTGGTGTGAGTTAGCACAGGCGTGCTACAGAAAAGGATTATGGGAGGAGTGTTACGGCGCGGCATGTAACGCACTCAGGCTGACAGAGTGTACCTACACGTACACAATTGACGCACAAAACTGGAAGGCAAGGCCGCACGACTTGGCGGCTATCGCGGCGTACAGGTTAGGATTTAAAGAAGAAGCAATAAGACACGGCACTAACGCCTTGGAATTTGAACCCAATAACGAGCGACTATTAACAAACCTCGGGTATTATAAGGAATAAATATGGCACAAGCAGGCTATACACCCATTCAACTTTACCACTCCACAAGCACGGGAGCGGTTCCAATAGCTGGCAACATGCAAGTCGGCGAGTTGGCAATCAACGTCACAGACAAAAAATTGTTTACCAAAAACGGTAGCAACGCCATTGTGGCCGTTGGTGGCGGGGGTGCAACCGGCGGCGGAAACGACCAAGTGTTCGTGGAGAACCAAGCAATTGTTACAACTAGCTACACTCTAAGCACGGGGTTTAACGCAGAATCAGTGGGCCCAATTACAATTAACGGCGGTGTCACGGTCACAGTACCGAGCGGTCAGCGCTGGGTCGTTCTATAAGGAAAATATATGTCAATTGTCTTAGTAGGCTCAACTAGCGGAAGCGTTACACTACAGGAACCAGCCGTCGCTGGTACTACTGTATTAACCTTACCAGCCGTATCAGGAACAGTTCTTACAGATACATCACCTAAAGCTGGTAATGTGATTCAGGTGGTTAATGTTACTTATTCAACACAAACAAGCACAACTTCAACATCATATATTGACACAGGGTTATCGGCTTCTATTACACCTACAAGTTCGTCAAGCAAAATTCTTGTTTTAGTAAGTCAAGCTGGTGTTGGTAAAGAAAGCGGTGGTTCTGGTCAAAGAGTTCACATAAGATTAATGAGAGGAACTTCTCAACTATTTGAGATGGAAAAACTTGCTGGTTATACTGCCGCAAATGATACTAATGTTATTGGTTCTGTTTCTACATCATATTTAGATTCGCCAGCAACAACATCATCCGTAACCTATAAAACTCAATTTTATAATGACACAGGAAGTGGTTTGGTTTATGTTAATTGGAATAATGGAACTTCCACAATTACTTTAATGGAGATTGCAGGATGATTAATGCTATCCACAAACTAAACCCATCCGTAGTAACTGTTCGTGGCGATGTAGCCTACGATGCCGATGGTAACGAAGTCGCATACGATAAATCTGCGGTACAGGCTTATGTAGATGCTCATGCTTATATTGCTAAACGAGCCGCAGAATACCCACCCATCACCGATTACATTGATGGTGTAGTAAAGGGCGACCAGGCACAAATTAATAAATACATAGCGGATTGCCAAGCTGTCAAGGCTAAGTATCCAAAAGGAGCAGCATAATGCCAATAACACTTAACGGATCGACCGGGGTTACATACCCAGACGGAGTTTTGCAAAGTTCTGGCACGCCAGCTCCTGGCACTGCGGGTAACGTCCTTACATCAAAAGGAACAATTTGGACTTCTGCCGCCGCCGCTGAGTTTGATTCAGGCACGGTTATGTTGTTTGCTCAAACCACTGCGCCGACTGGATGGACTAAAAATACAACTACTGGCGATAACTCAGCGTTACGTGTTGTAACAGGCGCAGCAAGTACAGGCGGTTCTCAAGGATTTACAACAGCATTTGCAAGTCAAACCCCAACAGGTTCGGTAAGTATTACTAGCGTTACTGGTAGTGCTGGATCTACAACACTGTCTACTCCACAAATTCCTAGTCATAATCATGCGGGTCCAACGTTTAATGGACCCAACTCTAACATAGGTCCAGTTTCTCCTGGAAGTTGGGGTTTTAGTAATACAGGTAATACTGGTGGCGGCGGTTCACACGATCACCCATTCAGTTTTTCAAGTGGTTCGGGTACATTTAGCGGTAGTGCAATTAATCTGGCGGTTCAATATATTGACGTCATTCGTGCAAGCAAAAACTAATTATGGGGACGCTTAAAAACGGAACGTTTTGCCCACTTATTAAGAAAGACTGTATAGGTCTTACTTGTGCATGGTATACCCGTGTGCAAGGCTACGATATGAATAGTGGTAGCCAAGTAGACAGCTATGAGTGCGCAATCGCTTGGATGCCAATGCTATTAATTGAAAATTCTGGGCAGCAACGCCAAACTGGTGCAGCGGTTGAATCGTTTAGAAACGAAATGGTTAAAGCTAACGAGGTTAATACCCAACTAATTTTAGCGGCTTCTGAACCGCAACAACCCAAATTAATTAGGAGTAGAAAATGAAACTAACAATTATCCCTGCTGACGGATCAGTTGGAGAAAACGGCGTTTTTTATAATAGCCTTGATTTAAGCTCGTGCAATATACCTGCCGATATCCACGCTTTGCAATGGCAAGATACTACTGGGTGGATTGAATATACCTCTCCATTAGTACAAAACCAATCCATTACAGAACTGCCAGCGTGGGCAAACTGCTGCATGACTAAATGGACTGAGGCAAATACTCCAGTGCCGCCAGCACCTCCTACCGCCGAACAAAATAAAACAACCGCTGCAAATAAATTACAGGCAACCGATTGGACTACTATTCCTGATGTTGCAGATCCAACAAAGAGCAATCCTTATTTAAGCAATTCTCAAGATTTTGTTGTGTATCGCAATGCTGTTCGCCAGTACGCAATTAATCCCGTAGCTGGAAATATCAATTGGCCTACAAAACCCTCTGAAATTTGGACGACTGTTTAGGAATAAAAATGAGTATTGAAGTAAAAATAGGTTGTGTATCTAATCTTTTTAGTCGGATGATGCATTTTAAAAGTGTTGGAGATACTGAGCATACCCATACTCATTCTTTTGATCATTTGACTCTTTTGGCCGCTGGCTCAGTTAAATGTGTTGTTAATGGTACAGAAACTATTTTTAAAGCTCCTCACATGATCTTTATTAAAAAAGATGCAGAACATGCGTTCACCGCTTTAGAAGATAATACAGTTGCTTACTGTATTCATCCTATGAGAATTGGTGAAAGGGTTGAAGATATTGTCGATCCAAGCATGATTCCAGATGGTGTAATAATTCCTAATGAAGTTTGTTATTGGTGGAGTCCTCCCGAAAACTACAATGGGCAAAATCCAAGTGTATTAAAAAATCCGCCAACAAATTCAACTGGGCAAATAGAAATAGCAAAAATATAAATGAATAGTTTAAACGATTATATTATTACTATTGATAACGCAATTCCACTTGCTTTATGCGACGCTGTGCTTAGTGAATATAAAAACTGCGATGATTGGTTAGAAGCTGTTACTGCTTCAACTAAAACAGCTGAAAGTAGGCAGTGTTCAAATATAGGAATTTCTTTTGATTCAGTAATTCAAAAAAATTTAAACATAAGAAAAAACTTAGATAAATATTTATATGTAACTGCTGCAAATGTACTAAAGCAATACGCAAAAATATTTCCAGACACTATGATGGAAGAAGATTCTGGGTATGAGCTACTTAGGTACGAAGTAGGTCAATTTTATACAACGCACACGGATTCCTTTAAAGGTCGCCCCCGCGCAGTGTCTTGTTCTTTTATATTAAATGACGACTACGAAGGCGGGGAGTTTGCATTTTTTGACCGTGAATTGGTATATAAATTAAAAAAGGGGTCGTGCATCATGTTCCCTTCCAATTTTATGTACCCCCATGAGATAATGCCCGTAACAAGCGGTACGAGGTATTCTATAGTAACCTGGTTTATTTAGGAGCAATTATGCCATCAATTATTAACGCAACCACTACCGCAGGGGTCTCTGTAACGGGAGACAACTCTGGCGCGTTGCAACTAGCAACCAATAGCGGTACCACTGCGGTAACGATTGATACCTCACAGAATGTAACCTGCGTGGGATCCGTTACCACAACATCCCTAAAAACCCCTAGCATCATCGAGACCGCTACAATCTCGGCCACGGCGGCGACGGGCACAATTCAATACGACGCAATTACTCAGTCGGTCCTATATTACACAACCAACGCATCGGGTAACTTTACCGTAAACTTCAGAGGCTCTGTCGGCACATCTTTAAATACCCTCATGGCGACCGGCCAGTCTTTGTCTGTAACTTTCTTGGTTACTAACGGCGCTACTGCATATTACAACTCTTCCGTAACCGTTGACGGATCGTCAGTCACGCCCAAGTGGCAAGGTGGCTCTGCTCCAACTAGCGGTAACGCTAGTTCGATAGACAGCTACACATACGTTATCATTAAGACAGGAAGTGCAGCATTCACTGTACTCGCAGCTCAAACTAAATTCGCTTAAAGGTTTTATAGATGCCACGCTTATCTAAAATTGGTGCAGCAGCCCTAGCAGCCTTTGGATGGACAGGATTGTCTTCTGTTACTGCAAGTTACCTTCAAGTAGCAGGTGGAGGTGGCGGTGGCTTTATAGCTGGTGGCAACAGAGGTGCTGGTGGTGGTGCTGGTGGTTTTTTAACTGGAACGGTATCGCTTAACCCAACTCAATCTTATACAGTTACTGTAGGCGCTGGCGGAACACCGTTGGCAAACGGTAGTAACTCACAATTTGGTACTTTAACCGCTTCAGTAGGTGGCGGTGCTGGTGGCTCACAAAATGGAGCATCTTCTGTTGTTGGTCAAAATGGTGGCTCAGGTGGTGGCGGTCCAAGCCAATCTGGTTCTGGAAGTACAGCAGGAGGTACTGGCACAGTTGGTCAAGGTAATGACGGTGCGGCAGGTTCTAATGTTAGCGGTCAACCTTATGGTTGCGGTGGCGGTGGTGGAGCAGGTGCAGCAGGTTCTTTAAGTAACAATCCAGCAGGTGCTGGCGGTGTTGGTTTAGCTAACCCAATTACAGGTTCTACTACTGGTCAATTAAGTGGTGGAATATATTATTTAGCTGGTGGCGGTGGAGGTGGTACATATGCTGCTGGTGGCGGTGTAGGCGGTGCTGGAGGACTAGGTGGTGGTGGTTTAGGTGGCGGTACAACTAGTGCTAATGGTGTTAGCGGAACTGCAAACACAGGTGGTGGAGGTGGCGGTGCTGAATATAGTAGTTCTGCTGGTGCATCAGGTGGCTCTGGCGTTGTCATCATCTCCTATGTAGGCGCACAACAATTCGGTGGCGGTGTCGTTACCTCAAGCGGTGGAAAC